TATGGCACTAGATACCTATATATAGAGACAAGTCAAGCGACAAGGTGACAAGCGATTAGAGAGACAAGCAACAAGGTGAGACACAAGGCAAGGGGTTAGCAAGTGACAAGGTGACAAGGTGACAAGGCAAGCAAGGTGACAGGTAGCAAGGTGCTTTTATTTATCTCTAAATAGCAACTATCGCTCGAACTTTTTGAGAAACGCCACAGGGCGTGGGGAGCAATACGACAGTATTTGGAGCCGCTATTCCCACATAGATTTATCTGATGATGAAAGCAGCTTTGGTGTCCGGGTTAGCTTCATGCCGGCAATAATAATTCCTAAAATGGCTGCGGCCAATAGGACTACATCAATGAATTTTGCGCGGTTCATTTGATGAACTTTTCAGTTAGACCAGGAATGCGCTTATCTTTAATTGAGACGATTGACTTGTTGATGATGTTCTCTGCTTTTATTAGGGGGGAGTCTGTTGTAATCACGTATGCAGGTACATCGAACATTTCTGTTTCAGTGATAGTTGCGATACCTTCTTCAACAATCTTGTTGACATTTACTTCAATACATATGGCTTCTGTGAACGTCACATATGCCGGTACTTGGTATTTGCGTCCGTTGATGTCCGCTTCCTCAAATCCGACCAATCGTTTGCCATCAAAAACAGCGACCATCACAGCTGCGTCATATTCGTTTCCGAACATCGTCAAGAAGTACTTGCCGTTATCTTCGTTGAACTCTGTTATTCCATCCTGCTCGATTCCCTCGATTAGGTCCGGGTAGGTAGCTAGCCAGTACTGATTTGTCATAGCCCTAATATATAGCAGGCATCAACCTATTTCAAATAGATTTATCTGAAATAGAGGTCCTAGAAAAAATTTTTGCGGAGGACATTCCTTTTTCTCTATATGGGTACGCCGTATGGCTAGTTCCGATTTTTGGGTAGGCCCCGAATTTTGGGGTGGTCCGGAAACCCCGGATTAATCTATCTGACATTGATTTGGGTGTGGCCGCCGTTTTCCGCCTAGTGATTTTTAGCTCTCCCGAATAACGATGGTAGTATCTATATGTGAGCGACTCCTTTTATTCATCAAGCTTTAGTATTTTTTCAAATACCGACCAGACCGCTGACGGAATACAAATCATAAGAGCAGATAGGTCTGCCTGTATTGTTTGCGGTCACCCAACCGGTGATTGTTCTCCCGAAACTCACGAAAAAGTTCAAATCGCATTTGCGACAGAAGTCATTGAGTCTTTAAGGGATATTCAAAAAATACTAGTCGAAGAAACAATTTACGAAAATAGAAGAATCACCCCATTCACAACTGCACGAGTAATTCTCGCAAAAAAGGGTTCGTATGTCACGGTTGAACGTGCCAAAGAACTTGGAATCGTTTTATAAATTAACGTTTGATTTGCCGCTTATAGGTGTACTATCGTTCCCCTAACAACAGAGGGGCACCTAATGTCAATTTTTTCCGAAGAATTTCTATCGTCTTATAAAACCAAGACACCACCATGGGGTTTTGGTGGGCTCGGCGAGGTCGTTTACCTACGAACCTACAGCCGCAGGATTGAAGAACTCGGGCGAAACGAAACTTGGCCAGAAACAATCACCCGAGTTATTGATGGGGCAATTGAAATTGGTGTTCCATACACAAAAGAAGAAGCAGAAGAACTGTTTGACCACATGTTCAATCTTCGTTGTTCTTTTTCGGGCCGTGCCCTTTGGCAGCTTGGCACCCCGCTGGTTAAGAAGTTCAGTGGTTCATCCCTGAATAATTGCTACTTCACCAACATTGAAAAAATCGAAGACTTTGAACTTCTTTTTGAGTATTTGATGCTCGGCGGTGGAGTCGGATTTTCGGTAGAACGCTCCAAGATTCACGACTTGCCAAAGGTTAAAGCCGGCGTATCCATTACGCACGAACGCTCAAATGATGCAGACATCATTGTTCCAGACTCTCGTCAGGGCTGGAAACGCCTTCTGCACGCAGTTTTGAAGTCATATTTTGACACTGGTAAATCATTTTCGTATTCGACAATTTTGATTCGTGAGTTTGGCGCACCACTCAAGACATTCGGCGGCACGGCATCAGGGCCTGGGGCACTCATTGATGGAATTACCGACATCAGCAAGGTAATGCAGAATCGTGAAGGCAAGAAGCTTCGCTCAATTGATGTGCTTGACATTTGCAATATCATTGGCCGAGTTGTTGTTTCGGGTTCGTCACGTCGCTCCGCACAGATTGCTATTGGTGACCCAGATGATGTGCTTTTCATTCGTGCAAAAAACTGGGCGTCCGGAAGTGTCCCAGCATGGCGCGCAAATTCAAATAACAGCATCTATGCCGATGCTTATGATGAAATCATGCCAGAGCTGTGGAAGGGTTACGACGGAACCGGAGAACCATACGGTCTCGTTAACCGCAAGCTCGCGCGCCAGTATGGCCGGTTGGGTGAAAAGCGCCCCGACCCAACAATTGAGGGTTTCAATCCATGTGCCGAAATCGCATTAGCCGATGGGGAGTCATGCAACCTCTCAACAATTTTTCTCCCAAACATCGAATCCGAAGAACAGCTTCATTCCGTATCAAAGCTTCTCTATATGACCCAGAAGCACATCACTCGGATGAACTATCCATACGAAAAAACCGTAGCCATGGTTACAAAAAACGCACGACTCGGACAGAGTATTACTGGAGTCCTTCAGTGTTCCGAAGAGCAGATTGGCTGGCTGTCTGGTGGGTACAACTACCTGCGGTCCGTGGACGCAGTCTATTCATTTCAGCATGATTTCCCTGAGTCTGTCCGTCTGACGACCGTACAACCATCGGGGACGCTGTCGTTGCTTCCTGGCGTTACTCCTGGTATTCACCCAGCATTTGCAAGTCACTACATCCGACGAGTTCGTTTTGGTTCGTCCGACCCGCTAGTTGAAGCATGTCGCAAGCGTGGTTACAAGGTTGTCTGGGATATTGGGATTGATGGACGAGAAGACCACACACGATATGTGGTTGAGTTTCCGTGCAAATCTCCCGAGAACGCAATCCTTGCATCTGCGATGACTGCGGTAGAGCAGCTCGAATGGGTCAAAAAGATGCAAACAGTCTGGGCCGACAATGCCGTGTCTGTGACTGTCTATTACCGCAAGGAAGAACTTGAACTCATTAAGGAATGGCTGTCAAAGAACTATGACAAAGGTGTCAAGTCGGTATCCTTCCTGCTTCACGCCGACCATAATTTCCCACTTCCACCATACGAGGAGGTTGCAAAGGAAGTTTATGAGAAGCTGATTTCAAAAATTGATTTCTCCGCCCCATTGCAACAAGCAGCTTTTGGGGATGAGCTATCTCTTGATGATTGCGCAACAGGGGCGTGTCCAGTAAAGTAGGTTCTTTGAAAGCAATATTAATTCCTGTCGCATAAAAAGGGAACAAATGAAAAAGTTATTCAAAAAAATCATTCAGGTTGAACGCACATCCATAAGTGAGCAGGATGTTGTCTCTTACTGGCAAGAGGTAGAAGATGACAAGACCAATGATGCCGACACGGACGCAGTAGAATTAGATACTGATGAATGGAACAATCCGTGGAACTAATCAAAGGGTAAGAATGAACCCCAAGAACAAGACTAGTAAGCCAATCAGTGAAAAAGAATTAAGCAACAAAATTGATGCTCTTACAAAAGAAATTGCTGCGCTCGAAAAAGAGATAGCCAATGACGCTAAAGAAATTGCAATTCTTGAAGAGGAAATAGCAAAACTCAACTGAATGCCGGGCCTGTAGCTCAGTGGTCAGAGCAGGGGACTCATAATCCCTTGGTCGTGGGTTCAATCCCCACCGGGCCCACTAAATTGCGTCATTATGTGATTAGGATGAAAATATGAAAAACCTCAACGTAACAATCAAGACGGTTTTGGATATGTTCGGAGAATCAGAGCGGTGCATAATGCACAAAAATATTGCTGCCGTTGAGGTGGTTGAGAAGTTTCTGAGCAATGATGAATTGGACAAATTAATCGGAAAGTATCCAAATGAATGAGATACAACTGCAGATAGAGGAACTTAAGAAAAAAATAGTTCCCGAATACTGGAAATCAATAGATGTTGACGAAGGTTGGTATCGTCTGGTCATAGATTGCGACAAAGAGCTGACCGAAGTGGACCCAAACTATCAGATATACCAAGTTAAAGAAAAGTTTGGCGGCCTTCGCTACTACATAAAACCATCGAATATGGACGACAAAGATACTCTGGAGAAAATCAACAATATAATCTCCAAATATGAAGGTATTTCATTCAAGACGTGTAGCGCCACTGGTGGCCCTGGTGTTCTTATGAAGTCAATTGGTGGATGGCGCAAGACGCTGAACCCAGAATATGCAGCAGAGTCCCTACGTCACCAAAAGTACTCAATCACCACGCCAACCCCAACTGAAATTTAGAGCTAAATTTAAAACAAAATTCGTGTCTTAAACATTTGACATTTTTTAAAAAATGTGAAATAGTTGGGCCTATGCGCAACAGGCCATCCAAAACCAGAATGAATTTTTGGACAGTCATAAAAAACATCAAAGATATAGAAGTTGATGATAAAACCAAGGATGAAATAATCAAAATGCGCGCACAGCACGCTGTTTTGGCAGACGAAGTTTACAAAACTTCCCCAAAACTCGAAAACAACTTGATTGTTGTAACGCAACATGATGTGGAGAATTTCTATGAGCTATGGGACCAAATGTCAAAAATAAGGAATAAGATTGAAAAAATAATTCGTCTTGGGTCTAGCGAAAGGGTTGCAAAATGACAACAGTACACGATATTGATTTGCTGAGCGCAAACACCGAGGTTCCACGGTTCAGTGGTGCATGCCGGGGCATGCCTACCGACTGGTGGTTTCCGGAGAAGAGCGCAAACGGAGAAGAAAAGTCAAACAACAAAAAAGCTGTGCAGATTTGCGAATCATGTTCTTCAAAAAATGAGTGCCTAGATTTCTCACTTACATTCATGAATGTACAAGGCATATGGGGCGGCCTTTCGCACAGGCAGAGGCAGCGAGAGAGGTCAAAGCGTGGAGTAAAAGTTATTCAGGATAGGGTAAAACGTTAATATGGACAACACCTTTACCAAGGTCCAGCAGCTTGTCGAAAAGATAAAACCTCCCTATCGTTCTGCCATAGAGGTTGATGAGGGCTGGTATCAACTCATCATTGATTGCGATAAAGAACTAACTGCGGTTGACGCAAAATACACCATCCTTCAAATCAAGCAGAAGTTCGGTGGGCTTCGCTACCACATGGCACCGAGTAATTACACGACCCCAGAACAGAGGGACACCATGTGGGCAATTCTTGAAAAATATGAGGAACTTTCTAGGGAGACATGTGAAGAAACAGGTTGTGCTGGCGTATTAATGCAGTCGGTTGGCGGGTCGTACAAGACGCTCAATCTTGAATATGCTGCGAGAAGTCCTTTATATGCAAAGCATAGGCAAGTAGAAAAAACCAATCAGTTTCTTGCTGCTAGCAATGGTTGATTTTTTTAGAATTCATAGCAAAATCTGTGAATTGATATACATTTTTACGCAATCAAATTCAAACCCTTTGCCTGTAAGGTTTTAATTTTCTCAAAACTACAACAAAATTGTGCAACATAAGACAAAAGGGCTATAATTGATGTATGGATACACGAAAGGTTTTTTTTAAACTGAGCTAGGTCCCCAAGGGTCGAACCTGCTCGCTATCCCATACACCTAAACAAGGAGTCTTAATTGAACATCAAAACTGGTATTTACGCTATTTTTTTTATAATGTTTGCCCAGGTGGGTCTTTCTGCAGTAGGCGCAATGGAGGCAAAAGCCCCAGTAGCGGTTATTAGCAGTGAATCTGCAAGGCTGATTCAGCATGACAAAATTAACGAAATCAACAGTCTTGAAACAATAAAGTTCAGCCACGGAGATGTTTCCTGGCTTGAGAAAATGGCGTTAAGCGTGGGCTGGCCGGCAAAGCAGATTCCTAGGCTTAAAAAAATCGTTTTACGTGAATCAGGCGGCTGTCCTAATCGCATAGGCGGCTCAGTTGTTGATAGTGACTGCAATATCATCAAGATGGCAACAATGTCGCATCCCTCTGACAGTGGTTTGCTCCAGATTAATGGAGTGAATTATGACAAAAGCAGGAATCAGTGGGCGCTACTGTGCAACGAGATGAGCATTTGTAACCAGAAACCACTTCTTGACGCAGAAACAAACCTTAGGGCCGGCCTGTTGCTCTGGAGGGTATCCGGGTGGGGCCCATGGGACCCTTGCCAGTGGGGCGCAGAATATGCGCATAGGTGCAAAAAGGGAAAGTAGTAACCAGCGCTACCTGCATTGGGTTATTATTCACTTGTGGCAAATAACAACTCAAAATCATCAGGCAGAACCAGAATCAATCCAGTAACAAAAGAAACAGAAACTGTTGCCGGTACTAAGGCTGGAAAAAAACGAAACCGGCTCCCAACAGGACATCCGCAGAGAACTCATGACCTGCGTGGTCCGGTTGGAAAGAAAAACAGAAAAAGCTCTCCTGTGAACGACGAAGATTAATTTTCTTCTAAAATTTTAAATAAAGAGTCTCTATCTAGGAAGATTGAGCCACCACTTATATTCGACCCATCATCAGACTCCTCGATGTAAATAGTGATGTCGTCTGCGGATACTTTTAGTTTCTTGGCGATGTATACAGTCATTCTCGAAACTTCATCCTGAAGAGAAGATAATGCAATTTCGGATTGATTTTCTTTTATTTCTATGTCTTCGTAGCCCTCGTACCCAACGCCGGTCCTGACAAACTCTGCAGACATTTTTGTAAATGTTGATGCCATAACGCACATTGAGCACGCTATTTTCTCGGTCTTGGCTGGCCGCTTGCGTGGTTCCATGTGCCCGCACGAGAGCTTATGAAGGTAGACAACATCACCCCATTGACCTTTTCTAATTATGTCAATTACTGTATTTTGCGGAGCGCTTTTTTTATTTATTTCCATAAAAATCCATTGCCGTATTCATGGGTAAAGGGTACTATGGATTCATGCAAACATTTTTACCATATTCAAGCTTTCGTGAGTCGGCATCAGTATTGGACTACAGGAGGTTAGGTAAACAACGCGTCGAGACTCTTCAGATTTTGAAGAGCTTATTGGACCCAGATTATGGGTGGAAAAGTCACCCAGCTGTAAAGATGTGGGTTGGGTTTGAGCCGGCATTGTCCGCTTACGGGGTTGAGGTATGCAAAGCATGGCTGGCAATGGGCTACAAAGATACATGCCTAGAAAAAATTTCATTGTTAGTTAAACCAAGCATGGAGATTCTCCCTCCATGGATTGGAGATGAGCGTCTTCACGACAGTCATAAATCAAACCTTCTCCGGAAAATGCCAGAATACTATGCTCCGATATTCGGCGAAGTAGGTCCAGACATGCCTTATTTTTGGCCGGCGGATTCATCGAGCAATAAAAATATACTAGTATTTTAAGAATGAGCGAAGAAATAAGGAAACCCACGATTGCATTTTTGACCACAGACTGGTCTTTCGGATTGCAGCCAATTCAACCAAACGGTTGTTCATACTATAGGTGCAAGTTGCCAATGGATGAAATTCAAACTAGGTATGGATGGATTTGCGGTATGGGACTACCTGGATTGCACCCAACAAAAGGTGTTGGCATGTTAATCGAGAACGATAAAGCTATTCACGGATGGGATTTGATAGTAATTAAGTTAATTATGCATAAAACTTTTTCTGAATTTATGCCCATAGCAAAAGGACTTGGTCAAAAAATAATAGTTGATATAGACGACTGGTTTGATGGGTTAGAGCCAACAAATAGGGCATTTGAAACAACAGACCCAAAGAAAAACCCAGAAGTGAACAGAGAGCATTATGCAAGCATCATCAATCAAGCTGATGCGCTGATTGTTTCTACTCCATTTCTTTTAGATTACTACAAACAGTTTCATAAAAATGTTTTCCTTGTTAGGAATGGCATAGATTTGGACAGATGGAAAAGAAGAAAAGTTAAAGATACCTATAAACCAACAATTGGCTGGGTTGGGGCCACTCCATGGAGGTCAAACGATTTGGAAGTTCTTGGTCCAAAGTTTGGCGAATATATGAAAAAAAATAAGTTAAATTTTCATCATTCTGGACATACTTCAGATGCCCCATTGGCACACGAGATGGTTGGGGTGGACATTGCTCGCTCAACGGTTTCCCATATGCTTCCCATAAGTGATTACCCAAAGCTGTTTGAGCATATGGATATAGGCATAGTACCTTTGAGTAATGTTAGATTCAATGACGCCAAATCTTACATAAAAGGCCTAGAGTACGCAGCTGCTGGTATTCCTTTTATAGCATCACCCTCACCAGAGTATCTGGAGCTTGCAAAATCGGGAATAGGTAGAATTGCCTATAATTGGGATGATTGGGAATATCATTTTGATGAGCTTCTTGACCCACAAAAGAGAAAAGATGACATTGAGGTAAATCTAGAAAACCTAAAAAACTTTACAGTTAAAGCTAGAGGTTCCGAATGGGACTCAACATTCAGGCACATTTTGTACGGTATCCAGGAATATCATGACTGATATATCTTTTACTTTTGGAATAATTACCGTTTACGAGGATAAGCAGAGACTTGCCGAAATGGTAGCCAATATTCGCAATTTGCGTGTTCCAAACTTTGAGATACTCATTGTTGGAGGTGGGGACTCATCGGGAATAGACGGACAGGACATTGTGAAAATTGACTTTAATGAGTCAGTCAAGCCAAAGTGGATTACAAGGAAAAAAAATATTCTTGTACAACATGCAAGATACGAGAACATTGCATTAATGCATGACTATCACTTATTTGATGAAAAATGGTACGAAGAATTTAAATCATTTGGTACAGACTGGGATATCTGCTCATGTCCTCAGTACTTAATTAATGGCGCTAGAAACCCAATGGACTGGTCGTTATGGGACAAACCAGGACACGGTCAAGCATGGTCACTTGACTACAACGACTGGACGCAAACTCAATACATGTATATATCTGGTGGTTTCTTTATTCTTAAGAAACATGTGATGCTTGAAGAACCCCTTGACGAATCACGTGGATGGAACGAAGCAGAAGATGTTGAATGGTCAATGCGTGTTCGTGATAAGTATGTAATGAAGTGCAATGGAAAAAGCATTGTTCGTCACAATAAGTGGCACAGGCATGCAGGACCTAATCCAAATGAAAAATAACTTTCTCGTCATCTTTGACCTTGATGGTGTTTTGATTGAATCACGCGACGTTCATTACGATTCACTGAATATTGCCTTAAGTAGGGTTGATGTTAAATACATAATTTCGCAAGAGGAACACCTATCCAAATATGACGGTCTTGGGACAACAACAAAGTTGAAGATGTTGACTGAAGAAAAAGGTCTCCCAGAATCGAAACATCAGCAAATCTGGGAAGACAAGCAAAAAGCAACTCTAGAAATACTCTCAGATTTCCCCAAGAATTACGTAGCAATTGACATAATGCAGACCCTCAAAGAAAAGGGCTGGCGCATTGCTGTTGCCTCGAACGCCATACGAGATACGGTCATAACCGCCCTAGATGCAATTGGTGTCCTCAAATACGTCAGCTACATAATGAGCAACGAGGACGTAAGAAACCACAAACCACACCCAGAGATGTACTGGAAATGCATGGTCTCCCTTGATGCAGTTCCTGCTAATACTATAATTATTGAGGATTCCCATATCGGCAGGGAGGGTGCGCTTAGTTCTGGCGCAAACCTTCATGCAATAAAGAATGCTGCCGACCTTAACAAGGAACGTTTAATCCGTTTTGTTGA